CCAGCTAGCTCTTAACTTTCTTTCAGTTACAGAAACTGTTACTGATTCCAAGTCAAAAGATACTTCACCGATTTCTTCTTCGAATTCTAATGTGCTATATTCTCTCCAAGAAACTGTAATGTTCGCTAAAGCTAAGTCATTACCTGAGAAATTCGCTGCAGTATAACCAGAAGTTGTACTGTATGTTTCTACATCAACACTTAAGTAAATAACACCTTCGGCGTCACATATGTTGTTGTAATTACCTGTTCTACCAGCGGCTTTTGAACCGTATTCTACGATACCTTTACCATATTTCTGTGTTACCACGTTGAAATTTTTAGTACCGTTGTTTGTGGTTGTGTTACCAGCGATAACTACACCTAATGAAGCTAAGAATTCCTCAGTGTCCATTGGGTGACCGTTAGGTCCTGCAAGTTTACCACCACCATCAAATGTTGTGAAACCTGAAACAGCGATGATGAAACTTGATACGCTAGCACCTGACAAAGCTGCAGTAGATGTTGAAGCGGTACCTGAAGAGAAAGTAACAAACGCGTGTGGATTAACACTAATGGTACTGAAAGCACCTTTTGAGTAATCGAACAAACCTTGGTCGTTAGCATCACTACCTTCATAAAAACGGTCATATAAGTTGTTACCTGTATAACCAGTATTAGGGTCAGTTAATGAACTTGGGAAACCATAAGGTTGATAGTGTCCGTTACTTGCAGTTCTTTCTTGAATTTTAGGTACAAAGTAGAACAATTTACCGATTGGTAAGTTCATTGCTTGTACAGATACGATGTCGTTCGCTAACAATTTAGAGAAAACACGACGGATGATAGGGAATACTACAGTTTCGAATGAACCTGAAGCATCGGCTACAGCCGCTTCGTTGATTAGGTATGAAGCTTGGTTTTCATACAATTGTGCGATGTTGTCTTTTTGGTGACCGTTAAGACCCTCAAGGAATCCTAAGTCATCCCATTTTTTGATGGTATCTTCTTTGATAACACGTAGGTGCTTAAGACCAATGTTACCAACCATACCAGATTCTAATAATGCTCCCATTTTAGTATTGATTTTTAATTTTTAAGTTTATTTTATTTTTGACATCAAATCTTTCATTCTCTTGAATTGTGGATTTTCGTATGCTTTTGATTCCGACAATACTTTTTGAGAAGATGAAGTTGTTGGTGCCGTTGTTATTTTTTCAACCACTGATTCGGTCACTGGTTTTTTAGTGTCCAATTCAGTTTTTATAGAACTATATAAGTTCTTAGATTCTTTCAAGGTTGAAATTGAATCGAATCTTTTTAAGATATTTAACTTCTCTTGTTTGGTGGTTGAGTGTTCAGTAAACAAACGAGTAGCGTAAGCCAAGTTGGCGTTAAATACAGCAACTTCGTTCAACTTTTCTTTGAATAATACAAGAGCTTTCTTGTACTCATCATTTTGTTTTTTAAGTTTGCTAACTTCTTCGTTGATTTCTTCTCTCTTATTACCAGCGTAGAATTTCTTTTTGGATTTAATTCCTCCATGATATCCATTACCCATATTACGAGCAGATTCTTCAACATCACCTTCGATTGGTTCATCACCTTCTTCGTAAGTTTCGTCGACATATTCTTCAAGTGATTCATCACCTGTAGGTTCATCACCTAACAAAAGTTCATCATCACCCATCATGTCTTCTTCTACATCATCAAGTTCGATTTCGTAAATGGTCTCATCATCTGAACCTTCCTCTGAATAATCTTCTGAAAATTCTGAATCACCATCTACAGGTTCCATTCCGGGTTCTAATTCATCCATTTCATTTAAATCGAATTCATCGCCCATCATGTCTTCATCACCTAACTTGATAATATACTCATCATCACCATCAGACAATTCGATGTGGTCATCGTCCTTTTTAACAATAACACCATCCTCAGGACCCATAGCTTTGAAAACTTTTAAAATTTCGTCTTCATCAGCACCGGTCATATCAACTACATCATCATCGTCTTGGAATCCGCCCATGTTACCCATGTCATCATCGTCGTCTTCAGATGAATCTTTGTCGTCGATACCCTTAGTTGGTTCATCGTCATTAGATACGTTGTCGTCATCTTCGTCTGATTTATCGTCCCCTGTTTCATCATCAGATTTGTCTGATACATCATCTGTGGGGTCTTCTTCAGGAGTAGGTTGTTCTTTAACATCCTTCTCCTCATCTTCCATTGATTCTTTTAACAAATCGCCCAGTTCTTGTTTCATAGTAGAAGCAAGTATACCTTTTGCGTTTGATTTTACTGCCTCCTCAAGTGTTTGTACTTGAAGTAACGCTTGTTCTAGAATGGATTTTTC